GCAATTTCCTTATCTTCTGGACTGATAGTATCGGTTTTACTTATTGCGTCTCCTAGCTTATTTAAAAGACTAAAACCTGTAACGCTTCCTGCTAGGTTTAGAATATCGGGTGCGACTCCTTTTATCGATCGTAAAAAATCTCCAGCTCTTGTGGTTCCGTTTCGTTCTTTATAGCTTTTATCTGGCATAGTTTCTAATTAAAATATAATTCAGCTTCTTCGGCTCTACGTTTTTGAAGTCCTTTAAGTACCCTACCTCCAGCACGAACCCATTTCTTAAATTCATTTGAGATGCTTTCATCACACGGATCAATATTTATTTTTTTTAACAAAGTACTTTTCTGCAATGCCCCAACTCCTAAATTATAAGCGAATGAAACTAAAGCATCGAACTGGTTTTGGCTTAATTGATATTGTACATATCTATTAACCCCATCTTCATAGCTAGTAAGCATATCGCGTAGTAAATCCTCTGCACGTTCCTTTGTGATAGGGTCATCATTCATTGTTACTCTTTTACCTCCAGGATAATAAGTTGCCCCATATCCAATCGTAGGTACTCCTGCTGGACATAAATAAGGTTTAGCCATAAACCCCTCATATTTTTTTATAAGCTCTAATCCATTTATACCTGTTTTCATATTTTAGTTATTAGAAATTTAATACCTACATATAATAAAGTGCCAACAGTTCCAAATATAGCACTCCCAACGATTCCCCATACAGTAGCTTTCCCTTTATATATCTCCTCTCGTTTAAGTAAGTTTTGAATCTCACCACGTAAATCTTTGACATTTTCAACAATCCCTTTTTGATTTGTGCTACTATCAGACTCGAAATAGAATAGAATTTTATCTATTTTCTTTTCTTGTGCGTAATTCATTTCCTCCAACTTTTCCATTCTACCCTCAAGTATTTCTATTCTGTCTCTTTCTTTTATGGTCATTGTAAATTGCCATTATGATAATTAATAAAAAGCCTACATATTCGTTTATGCTTAATTCCGTAGGGTCAAAAAAAAGTTCATCGGCTAAATTGCTAACTGCTGACGCTAGTGCAATCTCTGACCATGTGATAAGCTCACTAAATTTATTATTTTGCTTATATAAAATTCGCGTGTATTCGTAAATGACATATAGATATCCCACATAAGACGCTGCATTTCCGTAGTAAAAAACCTTTATTCCAATCCAATCTTCAATATAACTCCAAAGGCTATAATTGATAACCGACATTACAAAGGTTATTTTTAAAACTAGCTCTGCCCTGTTGTTCATCTATCGTCTGGACGATTCCCAGTAGTTCTATCATCGGGACGATTCCCAGTTGTACGGTCATCAGGTCTATTGCCAGTTGTTTTCTCTTTTGGCACTTCTTTTTCTTTTTTCATATCTTTTATTTTAAAAAATCTTAATTTTATTAGATACCTATTTTCAGCAGCTCCAACCATAAAGTTAATATATTCATAGCCTAATTTTCTTATTAAAGATTTGGGTTTTAAATTTCTTGTAAATGAATAGCGAAAATATCTACATCCATCAATACTATAAGTAATAGACTGTTTTCCGAAAATAGTTTTATTTCTCCAAGTTTTTACATTAGCTTCTCCTTCATGGCTGTAAACTTTTACATCTTCATAGTCTCCCTTATTTGGTTTAAATAATAACGTCAATTCCCAATGTGGATTTCTAAGACAAAGCCAATTCCAACTCAATAGATACTTTTGAAACCAATTCATTTGATAAAATTCTTGATATGACCCAGGCACTAATTCATAAAGCCCATACCAATTCTGAATAAAATCAACCTCTGAACGATCTGTAAAATAATACAATCCAAAAAACCATTTAAAAAAATTAGGATACCTCCATATCCAATGTCTTAAAGGGTATGTTATAAAAGGAAATATTATAAATCCTATTATTGACATAATAAATAAAAATAATTCACGAAGTATAAAGGTTATGTACATCATATCAAATTCCTATCCCCCCAGCCATATATTTTATTTACAGGCTTATCTCTTGGTGCTTTTACAAATTTTTGCTTTTCATCATCCCAAATATCCCGAAGGTATTTTTTATACTTTGTAACAGTGAAATTGTTATTAATATCATCATCTATTTTTTTATCTCCATCATCTTTCCATTTTCCAATCACCTCTAATGTTCCATTGCCGTCTAACCAAGTAAGTTCATCATTAAAATCATCGCCTACTATTTCACTAGGAGAATCATAAATCATCATATAGCATCCATCTAACATCTCAGGAATGATAACAACTTGTATTTTTGGGAACTCACTTTTAAAAAGTTCAATATCTCCAGACCAACTAATTAATATTTCTTTCATAGTTTTAAGTTGTTAGTGTTTCAAGTTGTGCATCGCTTAAAGCTGTTGTAAATACTTTTAAAGCCGAAAGTTTACAATACATATTATTTGCGCTGTTTCCATCGTCAAAAGATAAATCTACTAATCCTGTCGGCATAGTGCATACAATATCTGTTGCAACTTCAACACCATCAACCCATAATGCGCAGTCATTAAGTTTCCATTTAAGAGCAATTTTAGAAGCTACCGTTTCATCTGTAAGGGTGTGTGTCATTGGAGCTTGACTTACACCACCTGAAACCACATCGACTGCTATTTGATTTGTAGTTGATGAATACGAAATATAAACCATTTCACTTGTTGTGTTATCGCTTATCGAAATAACCCTATCTGAAAGTGAATCAAACAAAGAAGCCATCTCTATAAATAAAACACCTTCAGAATCATTAAAACTATTTACATCTCCTGATCCCGTTACATTATCCGCAATCCTTGTAACTGTACTTCCTACTGTTGGAATGTAAGAGGTTGCGTATGGTAAGGCTTCTGCTTGTGCGCCCCAGATGTAAACATTGCCATCAACTTCAGACCCAAATCTACTAGAGTTAAGGCTATTTACAGTAGTAATAGCCAACAAAGCAGTAGTGCCTCCAGCAGATACTTTAGATATTGATATTCTATACCACCCATTACTTAATGATTCTATCTTTCCAGTAGCACCACTTAATTCATTTTTAGTTCCATTAATTAAATCAAAATTAACATTCCCCCCCGAAAATCCACTAGAACCAAACCAAAGCTGTATGAATTGAGTGTCAATATATTTAACATAGATAGCTGATGTGTAATCTTCTGCTAAAGTTAAATACTGATAACTCAAATTATGAGTAGACGCTACGCTAGTGAAATTTAACTTAGTAGCGTCAATATCCCCACTTGGAGAAACAGCATCATTAAGAGTTAGTGTAACTGATGGAGACTTCGACCAACTCGCATCACTAAAATCTTCACTATAAGTAAGTAAATTAGTACTTTGAGGTTCTAATAATAAATTAGGACAATTAGAATCACTATAATCTAATCTAGGTACATCAATAGCAACCTCCTCAATCAACCCTAATTTATTAACTCTAGTCGCAATACTGTTACGTGATACGTCGAAGTCGCAATCTCCCGTTAGAACCTCTTTTACTGATACGTTGTCTATTGTAAGAGTTCCTGTGGTAGTAGTTGTCCTTGCGAAAGCAATAGATTGACTTGTTGAAGTTGCAGTAAATATGAAATTAAGAGAACCTGATTCATTTAAAGTTTGTTCGTACCCAAAACCAATATCTCCACCAATAGAACCACTAAAAGTTATAAAGTTAAAATCAGCAGTTACCAAGTATTCTTTACCAATAATAAAATTATTTATTGTTGTTTTAATGCCACCCGAAGAACCTTGTATATCAATAAGAGCCTTACCTTCATCCCAAGATATTAAAGCATTACCATTAGGAAGCCAACCATTTGTATCAGTCGCAAAATCTCCATTAGTAACCAACTCCGCACCATAAACAGGTACAGCCTTCTGACTATACAACTTAGTGGCTTTATAACCACTAGGTATCATAACAACATCCGCATCTAAAGAGTTAGCGCAGGTCAAGGCTTCTACCACGCCCCCATCTGCATTTACCCTTGTGCGATAATCAGCTAAAGCACCAATTAAACTCCCTAACAATATTTTCCTTCTTCTTGACATATTTTATTTTTATGCTACATCATCAAAATAAGAATCTAAGGCTGTTTTTAACGCTGCAAAACTTGCGTAGGGTGTGCCCCCACTAGTTTCTAAATCGCTGTAAATCGTAGTGTCTAATAATATTCTATTAGTAGCAATACTTTCTAGTCTTAGATAATCGCTATCTATTTTAATTCTTTGTATTTCAGAAAATGCGGGATATCTATACTCCCAGCCATTGTCTAATACTAATTCGCCTGTTGTGTCTACGTATAATTTCATTTTTTATTTAATTTAATTTGTATTGATGCCATATTTATTTTTTTAAGCTGATACCCAAGCTGATCCGTTGTAAAAAACAGGTACTGTAATAGCACCTCCACCCGTTAGAGTTCCATTATATGTAGGGGCAGTAGCGTCTGTTACGTATGCTCTGTCTCCAACAGTTCCCGAAGGAAGTCCCGCTACCGTGTATCCTACGTCTTTATAGTTTGCATCTCCATATTCTTTAGTGACAATTGCTTTTCCTGTTGGTTCAGCTTCAATTAAAGCTGTTGTTACTTCAGGTAAAGTTCCAAGTCCGTTTTTTAGGATTACTATGGCATCCATTTCATAAGTTCCATCTCCTGGAGTTCCAGTACCCGTTCCATTTCCTATGCTAAATATTCTATCAGTAGCTACCCAGCTAGATAAATCACCTGAAGGGTTAGTTCCATAATACCCACCTACGACTTCACCTAGAGATCTAGCCATCATAGTAGCACCTCCAATTACTGATGATGAAACGCCTAACGCTTCATTAGCAAAACCCCCACTTACTGTAGTATAGGTATTAGTTGCAATATTTTCACTTCCCCCTGCAATTGTGGCACTCTGCCCTGTAGCTGTATTATTTATACCACCACCTACGGTACTAGCCTGCCCTGCAGAATTATTTCCACCACCACCTATAGTTCCCCAAGTACTTGACACTTGATTATCAGAACCACCGCCTATAGTACTACGCAAACCTCTAGCTCCATTAACAGAGGAGGCTGAAGTTGAAATACTTAGGTCTACAGCATCCTGTCCCGTGTCTCCATAATTAGCTGGGTCTGCACCTACCCTTCTAAGTCCAGTTTTCGCACTTTCCGTAACTTGTTCTAGCCCTGTACTTGTAGAACTTACAATAGGTCTCAATGGGTCTGAACTATCTACCGTTACATTAGTACCCGCCACAACCTCTAAAACAGATTGAGCATTAGTAGGGTTTGCTACACCACCTATTATATTGATAACGTCTAAGATTATAATAGGACTATTAACAGTTTTTATACTTAATATATCGTATTCCGTAGGAGGAAATCTGCTGTTTGAAACAAACTCATTTAACGGCACTCTAATTAATTGCCATGCGTTGCTAGTGACATCAAACCCGTAATCTCTTAATGTTTCAACTGTTAATACAAATCTAAAATAGCTAGAATCGGAACTATTAATTAATTCTAGTTCAATTTTAGGGTTAGTTTCTACCGCTTCGGGAAATTTCATAGCAAAGTTTAAACTGCCTTCTGCATCGTGTGCAAACATGGCGTCCTTCTGCCATTTAGTAGTTCCGCTAGTTGTACCAGGTAAATACAAACTATAAGTCCCGTTATATGGAGCTGTTGTATAATTTAAATTTCCTGAAGTGGCTAATAATATATTATCCCATTCGTTAGTTTCGCCTAGATTTTCGTTATAAATTAATTCAGCCGTAAAGTCTGGGTCTGTTGTCTCATTATCTAGCACCAATTTAAAACTAACTTCCACTTGGGTAGATAGATTTAATGAGGGCTTTACAGGTGATACAGCTGGCGTTCCTGGAACTACAACAATAGAAGCCACTGGAGGGTCATCTGTTGTTATCTCTACGGCAAATAAATCTATTCGGGAGTTAGTTGCGTCTCCATCGCTTAAAGTAACAGTATCTGAGACATAATCAGTATAAACCTGGTTGTTAATTATATATTTAGACGCGTATATAGTATAGTTTAAACCGCTTCCTGAATATATTACACCGCCTCTTATAATTGAATTTCCACCTAACAAATCTGTGTAACTCGGTAGTGTGGTTAATTTTAATTCAGGAACTCCTAAACTATTATAAGTCACAGCGGGTACAAATCCTGTCTTCCCAACATAAGTACTATCGTTTACATCTTTCAACTTTAAAAAACTAAATAACTGGTCTTTTAAAATACTCCAAGTGGTTTGTTTAGACGTTCCTTCTGGATCATCAGTTGTATCGCTAACGTCTACAACGTGAATTACATCCGCATCTACTGGGTCTGTTAGTAGAACTTTATCTGTTAATCTTTGATTTGCCATTATTTTAATTAATTAAATATATAATTATTGCCATCTTGAAATAAAAAGTAGTTTCCGTCTTGAAATAAATACAAGTTTTGAGGGCTTACATCAATTCCTCCACCTCCAGTATCTACCCATCCACGCATCCAAAGAGCTTGCCTAGCCTCTTTTCCAGTAAATGAGACCTTATAGCCGTTAAAACTAGCCTTATCTGTCCCTGTTTCGTTGGTTACGGATGCTTCTAAGCCATTATAAAGTCCTAATATCCTTGCGTTTCCAATCCTATCTACGAATATTGCCCTGTAATCTTGTTTTACTAATCGATACAGTTGATTTGTAAACGCTGTTTTTGGCACTTCAATGGTAAAACTTTGATTCCAAAGGACATCCCCACCCTCTATTTCAGTTGATTCTGAAAAATTAGTACTGCTAGAATACACTTCAAAAGCCGTTGTAGTAGGAAAAGAAGTGACTTCCTGCCCTATAATCGTTATTTGAGTCCTCGAATATTTCACATAAGGAAATAAATATACTTTTTGTACTCCCCCAATTAAATCCTTACAAGGTCTACCTATAGTAGCTGTTAATACTTCACTCATCTATATCTCCTTTCAAATCCTAGTTCATCTTCTGTAAGACCTATACTACCCCCAAAATGCCAACCTGCTGTTAAACTAATGTTCTGGGCGTCAACTTCATCCTGATAACGCTTATATTCTGTCAATGGGTTCTTACATATCCATTTCTCAAAGCGTTGTATATACATTTGACCCATCGCACTATACTTATCGCTTAAAGTATCGTTTTCCTCTTTAGACACTACCTCTGCATTCTCTGGAGAGTGTTTGTATAATCCACCATTTGACAATATATAAGGAGCTACGGATATATAATTAGCTGCAGCGGCATACTTTGTAATTGGCTTTATAAATTCAGTATATAAAGTTGAATAGTCACCCGCATAAGTCGGGAAATCGCTTACTATTTTATCATATAATTCAGACCCCAACAAAGGCTCGATAATACTTATTTGAGTAAACTCAACAGTAAATGTATATTTATCAAAATCCACGTTGCCACTTATGATAGTGCTTTCGGTCAACTCCTGCGGTGTTATAAATAGTTTTATAGCCATATTTTATCCTTTATAATTTGGATGATGCCCACCTCTTTCCATATCCTTAGGGGCTGTTCCTGCTTTTTGAAAACTATCTCCTTTTGGAATATATGCCTTTGGTATTGTATCAACTTCTTCACTAGATGATAATGCTTTATCCGCAACAAAAGAACCATCGGTTTTAGTTTTTAAACGATATAATTCTTGTTGAAAGAAATGTCCACAATAGACTCCGCCTTTAAACTTGAAAAGAGAATAGGATTGCCCATTATGCCCAAAAGAACGGTTAATACCTTGAAAAGAAGCCATATCAATATCCTCTTTCCTGTAAACAACTCCCTTATCTGTTCTCGACATCATCGCTCTACAAAATGAACGACTCTTGCCACTTGAATATTTTTCTTGATATGTATATCTTACTTTATAAAAGGACTTATCTAAATAACTTTTTTCTGAAGGATTGCTTTTTATTACCGCTAAATTTACTTCAAGTGGTTTTATTAATTTAGTTGCCCAACTTTCATCGTCTTCATTTTCTTCTGAAAATTCTCTTTTATCTACAATCTCCCACTCATCAGTTATTATTTCACCTCTCAAAGACTCAAGCATTAATATACCTTCATCCTCTGAAAAGTCAATAGACTCATTACTTAGACAAGTATGGCTAGACATTGACACAGGCGTACTAACTTCATCTGTAAGGGGTCTAAAGTATAGCTCTAAGTTTATACCGTTATCCACTAAAACCTCCTGTAAGGCGTTTAAAATTTGATTCTGTTTAGGCTGAATAACTCTTTTAATTAGTTGAGCCTCTGCCGTGTCCATTTCATCAGCGGTATTACTAAATCCTGAACTCGATACAATACCAACAATAGAAGGAGATGTACACCTATGAGCTGTTAGTATCTTTTGACTAGATGTATCATTTAAAGACTCCCATTGTTTGTGAACATTTTCGTTCGTTGGAAAAGGAATAACTGTTATTTCTAAATCCTGCCCCGCAAAGTTTATTATAAAATTCGAAGCGCTACTACTGCCTGATAGTTTCGCTTTTATTTGATTTTCTAGTTTATTCTTTTGTTCGGATTCCCAATTAAAACCCCCTGGAACATTTACAATGTAACCCGCACTTAATCCGTTGCGTATAGATGAGATGTTTAAGTTTGCAATCTCCTCTTCCATTTCTGCATACATCAAACCACTCAAATAGTCTGGCTGTCCGAAATATTCAGCACCTACAATGTAATTTTTAACAACGTATATTTCATCTTTAGAACCTGAGCCATACGCGTCATATTCTAAAGGCTCATTTTTATAAGTGTTAGTCCAATCTTTGCAAAACCAATAAGATTCAATTAAACCTTCATCGTTTTCCATTGAAGGAACTACCATATTTTTAGGAACGTGATTAATAGATGATAA